CAGATTCCTTGTCAGAGCCTATAATGTAAGCTTCACCCATGTTGAGGTTCATGGTTCTCTCCTATTAGTTAGGGTTCATGGTTATGAAGTTGTCGTCTTCAACTTCAGGGGCAGGAATAAAATCCTGTCTTGCTTCAGGTTTTAATTGCATACCTGAATCTTGTATAGCGATTGCTTCCATTCTGTCTTCTGGTCGCAGGGTGGCATCTCCCAACTCTGTAGGTGCCAGTGCCATTGGTACGGCTGCAGCAGGGCCAGCAGCGGCTCCTAAAGCCCGTGCCCCTACTTCTAAGCCTACATCTACGGCAGCTTGGGCGGGGTCAGTCAGGAATGAATACGTACCTAATCCTGCAAGTGTTCCAACTGCCAGCTTACCACCAAAGCGTTCCCACAGACCAAGCCTCTTCAGTTTATCTACATCTTCTTCGGGGATTGTTGAAAGAGGGTCGGTTGCCGATTCTGCTGTGATCTTGCTGCGAACTTCCTTCTTGATGGTTTGTTCCATCAGGCGACGTTCTTCTTTGGCCTGAATAGCAGCTTTATCAATCTCTGGCATCTGGGCTTCGAGCCGCAGACGTTCTGCTTCAGCTTGTGTGGCAGTCAATTTCAGTTCTTGACTACGTGCTTCACGCACATCATCGATCAAATCTAGGTCAGCATCTGTTAGCTTACCTTGAACTTGTGTACCTACGATGTCTTGACCTTTAGGGATGACAGCTAGGCGGGGTGCCTCTACAGCTTCTAGTCCTGCTGCCGTGACGCCCATAGAGGCAGGTAGTTCGTTCAAGGTAGATAAACCTAGAACCTCACCGTACATGTTTTGCAGGGCACGAAGGGCTTGCTTTGCCGTTGTGCCTTCCTGCGTCATAACTTGAGATACGTAGTGCTTAGAGGTGATACCCTTCAAGCCTTCTATTGTATCGTCGAAATTATCGTGACCCAAAATGGTCGATGCTTCTGGTGCGTAACCTAATTCGTTTGCAATGATTGACGGGATAATCTTACGAATATCCTTGACACCTTCGATCTTTCGTCCCAAGATGCTTTCAAATGGTTTAAAGCGTTCGGCAATACCGCCGGGAGCCTTGACACCAGCAGTCATCTTACTAACAGTGGTATTAAAAATGTATTCCCGACCTTCTGCCCGTGCCTTTTCAGCAGCATCACGTAAAATCTCTAAAGATACTTCTGGTATATCCAGAGCGTTACGGATCTTGTTGCCGCGACGGTACTCGTCTGTAAACCGACCCGCCTCAAAGTCAAAGTCATCTAGCTTGATCTTGGCTACCTCGCCGGGACGTAGCGGTACAAG